GTCACCATCCAGGATGAACGGTGCGGTGCCGGTCATGGCGTAAGAGGTGAAAGCCTCCTCAGCGCCCAGTGTGGCCGGTTCGCCGGTGAGCGCATAGATCAGGAAGTTGCCGATCAGCGCAACCAGCTCAATGGTCATATCAGTGAACACACCACGCTGCACCTCCTCAGGCTTGGCGCCATAGCGATAAAGGCCATCAGCTGGCATCACATCGCCGCCATTCCACAGTGCAGGGGCAACGGTGAAGGTGCGGTGACTGCCGGCCGAGTCGATGTAGTGCTGGCGAATCAGGCCCACCTGCGTCTGGGTGAGGTTGGTGTAGGTCAGCGTGATCCGATAGTTGCTCTGACGCAGGCTGTGCCTGAACAGCACTGGCGCACCGTTCTGCGTCTCTTCTGCTGAGACGTTCAAGCCGCCCAGGTCATAGCTGACGGAGTTGGGCTCCAGATCGGGGAAGGCGGTCATATCAGGTACGGCGGCAGGAGCTGCAACTCCACTGTGGCGCTGATCACGTCGCAGGTCTCATCAATCTGCGGCGGCGATAGGTAACGCCACAGGTAGCCGGTGGGGAATGTGACGTTGGTGGCGGTGAGCAAACTGCTGGGCAGATCAAACGGCTCGAAGGTGCCGTGCAGGGCGTAGTGGCTGATGATGTTGAACTTCTCAGCTGCTGTAAGCGCCACGAAGGTCATGCGCAGCAGATGCGCCACGCTGGCATTGCTGTGACGCACGCTTGCTTCATAGCCGTCAAGCACGGCGAACTCGCTGCTGGCATTCGTGCCAGGTGTGTAGGTGCGAGTGGCGGGCTGTAGCGCAGGGAAGGTGGCCATGATCAGGGTCAGGTATATGTCACATCGCCAACGGCTTCATAGTCGTATGGCGTCTGCGTGTAGCCCGCACTGACGTTGTATGAGCAGCCAGGCGTGCCGAGTGCTTCTGTGACATAGGTGGCAACACCGCCACTGCACTTCCAGTAGCTGATTGCAGCATCGATCTTGTCGGCACATGTACCAGAACCAGAGTTGATCTGACCGCCAAAGTCAATCTGCGTGCCGCGAGGAACGCCGGTAATAGTTTTGCTGTACTGACTGCCGCCGAAACCAAAGCAGAGTTTGGTGTCTGGCACACAAGCGCCGGTGTATCCAGCAATCGACATCTTCCACTTAATCGTGACGCTCACAAGGTCGCCGCAAGACGGCACAGCTGGCGGCAATACGGCGGCAGTTTGACCGAGTGACTGAGGCGGTCCCCATCCATCTGGCGTGGACGGATCCTTACAGCGGCCAGCTGCCACGATGTAGTGATCAATCTCGCTGCTTGTGATTGACAGCGACCATGCGCCACTGATCGGCTCGTCTTGACAGGAGATGTCAGTCTCAACGCCAGTATCTTTGTTGATCTTGCTCCAGCACACTTGGCCAGCGCAGGTGAAGTCGGTGTCTGCAACTGAGAGTGTGTCGCCCGATTGCGGAGCTCCGCCAGTGCCTGTGCCGCCAGTGATGTAGCCAACACCGCTCTGATCGAGTGTCGATTCGAGAGGATCAGCTGGATTGCACCATCCGCCTAATGGGATAGGCCCACCACTGGGCTGATTAGCAGGCGGGCTGCAACTGCCCCCGATCGGCGGATAGCCACCAGTCGCCCATTCATCATCAGTGGGCACATCAAAGTCCACCGTCGTATCGTCCAGCCCTGGCGTGTCATCAAAAGCCGGGAAGTCGATGCCGCCGCTGCCCACATCAGTGCCAGGCGTCGATGAGTTGTCATCGCAGCTGTAGTCACTGCGGCCTGATGCGATCGCCACACCAGGCGCTGTTGCACCGGCCACTTCAAGCGCGACCAAGCTGCGGCCCTGCGCATCAATGGGGAAATGAGTCAGATCGAAGATGCAGGCACCGCTAGCCGTCTTCTCGATGCGCTCGATCTCATAAAGGAAGTCGTGATAATCCAGCGCCGCGAGGGCTGTCTCCCTACGCAGTCGCACGCGCACGATGTCACCCTGGGTAAGCAGGCTGTTGTAGTTCGCTGGCCGCACCTTTAGCCGCAACGTATGCGTGATGAACTTGCGTCGTGCCAACCGATAGGCGCCAACCTTCACCGCGTGCGTTTCGCTGGTGCAGTAGCCGCTCAGGTCATACTGCTCGAACGGGCCAGCTGTTGCCTCACCGCTGTAGCTGATCTCAGTCGTACGCGGGAAGCCAATGTCTGACTCTGGCTGCTGGCGCCACATCATCTGCAGCGTTACAGGGATTCGATCAGCCAGCGGGATGTACTGGATCTCGAAACCATCTGGCAGCAGATGATCCTCGGTGAAGGTGTATCCCCAGTCGATCGCCGTTGTCTTGATGGTGTGATCGACGTTCACCGGCAGCCGCGGCCTAAACCCGAACTTGCCATTCAGCTCCACCAGGCGCAGCAGATAGTCGTTGCTGATTTGCTCCAGCCATTCATCCAAGTTCAGGCTGTCCTGAAAGACGCCGTTGAAGTGCAGGCCATTGGTCTCGGTGAAGTTGGCCGCGGCCAGCATCTGAGTGGTGTCGATCAGCGTGCTCGGGATTCGGCCTGACTTATCCATCAGGTACAGGGCCAGGTCGATCACGTTGTTGCTGGGCCCCAGCGTGCTGTCAATGATCCGCGTGATCTGGATGCCTTCGCGCACGAAGACGTGGAGCTGATGCTGCCAACGTTCGCTGCCATCCACAAACGTGTTAACGCAGCTCATCGTCGTCATATCCTCGTAGCGCCCTGACGTGCCGCAGTAATACGGGCAGGCCCACGGATCCTTGTCCGCCACGGTGGTGACGAAGTTGCCAGGAGTCCAGGTGCCAGCCCTGCGGTCATAGGTCTGATTCCAAGTGCCCTGGCGGCATGGGCCCACAAAGCAATCGGCAAGGTCGATCTGCGGTAGTTCACCTTCACTGAGCACCACCATCGTGCTCACCGTTAGTGCGTTGGTGGTGCCATCGTTCTGATAACGGGCTTCTGTGGCGCCTGGGGCCACCATCACGCCACCATTGCCCGACACACGGCGGCAGAAGACGATCGGCACCGGATCACCGATCTTGTAGGCCCGCTGCTGCGCCGTCAGATCATCAGCAGCCTGCGCGGCGGCCTCCACTAGCGGCGGATCAGCTAGGCCGCTCTGATAGGCCAGCAGTGACAGCGGATCGGAGATGTTGAGGCTCATATCCGCAGCGGTGATCCGATCTGATAGGTCGTGAACTTCCTAGGCGGCACCTGAGCGCCGACTGGTGACAAGCTACTTCCGAGCTCCACATCGAGCCTCGTGAAGGTGCCTGATACGTCGATCACCTCAGCGGTGTAGGACGCGATTAGGGTCTGCCCGGCCTGCGGTGCGGTGTTGCTGAGCCGGCTGTCGAACTCATAGATTTTCAGCTCGCAGAACCGGCCATAGCTCAGCGCCAAATTGAACGCTTCCACCACGCTGTTGGTGGCCGGCACCGTGAGGCTGACAGACTTGCCGCCACTAGCGCCGGATTCAGTGATGCCGCTGGCGCTGAACGGCATGTAGGACCAGCTGGCCCCATCTAGCGTCACAGTTTGATTGACGTAATAGGTCTGCCACCTGACGTAGGTGGTGATGCTGTCAAAGATGCGCAGGTACTGGCTCTGAGCTCTATTGCTCATCAGTAGGCCCCCTGATAGCGCCGGCCGCCATAGGAGCGGCTATTGCGGAAGATCTGCGCGCCGTAGTCCTGCAGCGCCCGCTCGAGGTCGCCGATGGTGACGTAGCGCTGGCCATCCTGCTGCAGCACCGGGCCGGTGGTGATCTGCACGGTGGTGTTGGCTGCACCACCACCAGCAGCAGCGCCAGCAGTGCCGCCATTGGCGAAAGCAGGGATCACAGCATCACCGCGAGCACCTGAGAGGTAGTTGGCTGCTGCTGCGGCCATCTTGCTCTCGGGGATGATGTATTCACGGCCGGCTTCACCGACCATCGCCAGCGTTGGCTGTGAAACGACACCACCAGCGGCGAAGGCCGGCACCGAGACGGTGGGAATGTTGGGCACATCCGGCAGCGTTGGGATCCGGTTGTAGTTCGAGATCAGCGTCCTGATGCTGCTGGTGGCTTGATTGATGCCATTGGCCACGAACTGCAGCAGGCTGCGGAATAGGTTTTTGATGGAGTCCACAGCGCTCTTAAACGGGCTGGTGAGGATGCTGGCCAGAGAATCAAAAGCTGATTTGAGTCCACGCACCACCAGGTTGCCAGCGTCGATCACCGGCTTGACGTAGATGTCGTAGAAGAACTTGGCCGCGGCCTGCACCACTTCACCGATCACCTTGAAGGCATCAGCGATCTGATCACGGAAGTTGTAGATGGCGACGCCAGCGGCCACAGCCAGCGCAATCCAGCCCACAGGGCCGGTGAACACTGCAGCAAGAGTGGCAAGTAAGCCACCGCCACCAGAGAGCGCAGCGATGATCGAGCTGATCGCTGCGATCAATCCACCTGAGCCGGTGAACAATCCGATGATCGTGCCGATGCCAGAGATGATCGGGCCGGCCACTGCAACGATGCCGCCCAGGGCGCCCAGCGCAATCACCAGACCACCAAGAACAACGATCGCGGTCTGAACAGGCTCAGGCAACTTTGCGATCATGTCCACCAGCGCAGTCAGGCCCTTCACCAAGGGCTCGATCACGGTCGCAATGTTGTCACCAAGTACAACCTGCAGGTCATACCACTTCTCCCCGAGCGTGTCTAAAGCACCCGCCAGTCCGGTTGCAGCAGCAGCAGCGTTGCCGCCATATTGCTTCTCAAGCTCAGCCAGGATCAGCCTTTGAGCTTCAGCCTGGTTGCCGGTTTCCACCAGCGTTTCGATCAGCGCCTTCTGATCTTCTGTGAACTGGATGCCAGATCTACCAAGTGCTGTAAGCCCCTTGGCCGGATCATTCAGCGCCTTGGCAAGCTGCATGAAAGCGCTCGATACATCCGTGCCACTTGTCTGTGCCACATCTGCAGCAGCCCTGGCCACAGCCTCATAGCTGCCAACGCCAATCTCTTGGAAGCTGGTCAGCAGGCCGAAGCCTTTGCGGAAGTCTTCTTCGTTGAAAAGGGTCTCCTCACCTAAATCACTGGCGATCTTCTGCAGTCTTTCAAGTTCACCGCTGGATGCACCCAAGTTCTTCAGGCCATTCTCAAGCAGCTTCGTTTCAGTTTGGAAGCTGCTGAAGGTATCAACAGCGCCCTTCAATGCTGCGCCGGCACCCATTGCCACAAGTGCTGCAGTGGCAGCACGCGCAGCGCCTGCCATGCTGCCCAGACCTTGCGATAGCTTCCCCGCCTTGGTTTGAACGCCAGTCAGCGAGTTGCCAAGCTTGTCCACCGCCCCAGTGCCGGTCACATCTGCCCTGATCTTGAGCAGCGCTTCCATGACCGCCATCAGTTGCCTCCAGCCTTGCGGTTGATCAGCTCACGGGCATGAAGCTCCATCAGCTGTATGTCCTCCATCATCGCAGCGGTCAGCTGTAAACCAATGATGCCGGCAACCTGGATCACAGCCACATAATCCAAACCGATCACGCCGACGCCACCAGTGCGCCATTGCGTCAGGCATCGCTGGAACAATGCAACCACCGGCGCCAGCTCAGCCCACAGCGTGTAGGTGTCAGGCTGTAGGTGGTGGCTTTCCAAGATGACGCCATAGGCCGCAGCATCAGCCTGCAGCTGCGCCGTGTCACCCTTGCTGGCAAACAGGTGATCAACGGCGCCGGTCAGTTTTTTGCTCGTGCCTTCTCGTGCGCATCGAAGAACGTCACCACCAGTGCATCAGCCACCGCAGCGCGGTCCAACAGCTGCGCCTTGGTGGTGCTCGTCATCTCGACCGGCTCACCATCAGCGGTGGTGATGCCATCCCACCCAGCGAGGATCTCGTTTGCGATCTCCCTGGTGGGGATGCCGTCGATCGCTTCGCCACGTCGTGCGGCTACCTGAATGGCCTGGTACTGCAGTTGCACCTCCTCCATCCGTGTCTGCGTCAGCCGGTTGAAGATCGCCGTGAACTGGTGCGTGCGGATCTTGCCGCCGTCCAGTACTTCACGGATCGTGATTGGGTGCGTGAACGTAGGTGACTGCTCAAGGACGAAGGCCATGCAGATCAGGTAAACGCGAGGGTGAAGTCGTCGTTGCCGGAGGATGTGGGCATCAGACGGAAAGGAAGCGTGATGTGAGTCACGCTGTCAGTCTCGACAAAGGTGGGCGAATCAAACGCTGCCTGTGCAGCTGTGAACGTGATGATGTTGCCTGCAGTGCCGCCGTGCGTCCAGGTGATGGTGCTCTCAGTTTGTGCGCTGGCTGCCGCGATGAAATCCTTCGTGGCGAAGGCTGGCAGCTCAATGGTGATGCTGCCGGTGGTCTTGCGATCCGTCAACCGCACCTGTTTTGTGCAGCCGGCCTTCTGCTCGAACACCATCTCAGTGCCCAGGCTGAGGCTGAACTCCGTCATGCAGGCAGAAAAGCCATGCACGCTAACCGTGGCGGTGTTGTCAGCGTTCACGGCCACAGGTGAGGCCTGTGCGCTGTAGGTCTCGCTAGGGCGTGCCACAGCAGTAGGAGCCGACCAGATGCCCATGTGAGAGAAGGCGATCGTCGGGATAGCGCCAACACTCAGCGCCAACTCAGCAGTGCCACGGATACCGCCAATGGCCTGGCGGCTGCCGTTGTCGATGTAGAAGTCCATCGCGTAGCTGCTGAAGTCAGTCGCCACCGGCGCATAGGTAACGCTGGTGCTCGACACGATGGTTTCACCAAGGCCAGAAGCCTTCAGCATCGGGCCGTAGCGCGGTGCAGTGCCTGCAGTGCCGCTGCCAGCCATCTCCACAGTGGCACTGATCGGCACCGAACGCTGACCGACGATGCTGGCGCGGTTGCCGAAATAGGGCTGGATCGTTTCGCGCTCAATCAGCTCCAGGCTGAGCGGTTCCACATCCAGCTCAGTGAACAGCAGCGCATCAGTGGCCGCTGGCGTTGGATTGGTGTTGTAGGTCGATTCGGCCTTCACCAAGGCCAGTCGGTTGCGCCACAAGGCCATGGTCAGTCCTCAGTGATTGGGGCAGCTGCTTCGGATTCATTCTGGCAGGGCTCCACTTCACCGGGCTGCACTGTTCGCTGCGTGCAGATCCATTGCCCATCAATCAGCTCATAAGATCCACCACCTGAGGGAAGCGGCGGAATGGATGGAACTGATGAGTTGCGAGCCATAACGTGATGCCCTGATCACGTCACGCTATCAAGCCTGCGTCAGATCAGCGTCACGGGTTCGATATTGCACTTCATAGGTATGAACCCACCACATGCTCGATAGATCACCTG